CACCGATCCGCGTGCCGACGTTGCGGAAGAACTCCATGGTCTTCGCATAGCCGATCTGCTTCTCGAGGTTGGCCACCACTTCCGGGGGCACACCAAGCGCCGTCGCGGCCTGCTTGGCCACGAACATATTGGCTTCCCAGTTGCCCGCCCAGCTGGTCCGAAGCGCGTTCGTCTCAGCCACCAGCGCGCTGTCCGTCGCTACCTTGGCGCTAACCGCCTCGGCGTCCTGGAGCTTCAGAAATTCCGCTACCAGCCCTTGCGCCGCGGGCGCCGGGATGTTGAACTTCGACGCGGCTTCAGCCAATCCCTTGGCGAACACCGGATCGAGGTCCGAGCCGTCGCCACGTTTCAGCGCCTCGAGCTGGTAACCCGCGGCGTCAACCGGTGCGCCGAACTTTTGCCAGAAGGCTTTCGTTCCATCGACATCTTCCGGTTTCGGGATGCGAACCAGCTCCGCGGTTGGCACACCGTTGAACTTCTCGGAATTGCGATACAGCTCCGTGAGATGGCCCGCCACCTTCACCGGATCGGCCAGGTCCGCCGCGGGGATCTTGTTCTGCCAGACCCCAACGTGCTCGGGGCTGACCTTGCCATGATACCATGGTTCGGTTGGAGCCGGCGGGGGGACTGCCGGGGTCGGCGGGGTGAGAGCCGGATCTACTGTTCCACTCATGGTGTTTCTTCCTCAGTTGTGGCGACCTGTGGGCCGCCGTAAAGCCGGTAGAGATCTTTCTCGGATAGGTTCAGATGTTGCTGGATCCGTAGCCACACCGCCCGTTTGCCCTCATTGAAGGCGTGTTCATACTCCGTGGGGGCGAAGCAGGATTGGTTCGCTTTGCAGACACGGATCAGGTCCTTCAGCACTTCCACGGCCCAGGTGTTGGCCTCATTGAAGGTCAACTGGTAAGCCTGCTTACGCTGCTGGATGAACGCCATCGTCGGCTTGTGGACCGCCATTACGCGGGCGCTCCAAAGCACCGCTCGACGATCGCCCTGGCGTTATCGAGCAACTCGGGCTGCTGATCCTTCACCACGTCCAGCCAGTTGGCCGGACTGATCAGGTGCGCCGTCGCGCGTATAAACCCGACTGCTACGTCAAGGTTGTCGAACTGGATCTGCAAGTGGCAGGCCAGGTCAGTGATTACGATCGGGTCCATCTCATCCTCCTAACGCGGTCAAAATTCGTTTGGCCTGGTCACTCATCTCCACGAACGACGCAATTTGTTCCCTGGTCAACTCCAATCGGGCTGTGCTGGTTTGAATAGCCAGCCCTGTTAGCTTACCACTGTTCAAAATTGGCCTTACGCTCACGAATGTCGGATCCATCTCATCCTCCTTGTGACATTGGTCCGGCGGGCTGCACGCCTTGCTCCCCGCCTCCGGCTTTAGAGACCACAGCCTGGGCCTTCAACATCGCGGCCTGGGCGGGTAGCGCCTGAATTTGCTGTTGCTGCGCGTTCGCCTTGGCGCGCGCGTCGCGCTTCTTCTTGATGCTGTCCGGGCTGGCCATCCAGCTCTCGGGGACCGCCTGGATCTCCGCGATGGCTGGGATCGCCGTGTCGAACTCGAAACTGTCCAGCAGGCTCGGGTCCTGAGTGATCGCCACGATCTCTTTCACGCTCTCCACGGTCCTCATAAATCCCGCCGCTTCTTGAGCACGCATCGCACGTGAAAGAGGCGAGGTATACACGACCTGGTAGGCGCCCTTGGCTTCCTTCAGCTCGCCGGGCATAGGCGGCAACTCGCCCTGGAAGCTCAAGATATCTATCTCGCGTTCGATTAACGGACCAAGATACTCGGACTGCTGCCGACCCACAGTGGGGGCAAGTAGGATACCCTTCTCGTTCACCCGCTCGATCACTTCGGTCGCCGTCATCTGGGGCGTCTCGGTGAGGATCTGAAACAGGGTGACCAGGAACACGTCGTTGATTAGTGACCGCTCTTCCTGCATCATCTCTTTCGAGATCTGGATATTCCCGGTAGGCAACACGCCAACCAGTGGATGTCCATCTGAGGACATCCCCCCTTTGTTCATCGCTCCAGGCCGCATGGAAAAGTCGGTCAACCCGTCGTCCGTGGTAAGTAGCACTGGGTCCGCGGCGCGATGGCCCGACTTCAGGAAGGTCTTCTTTTGGGCGTTCAGCGTCTTCAGGCTTGGCAAGACGGCCATCGCGGGCGACCTCCCGTAGACTTCGCCCGGCGTCTGAACGTATCGTCCAACAGCGACCGGAAAGCTGCGGAACCCCCCTTCCGACATTAGTTGCCGTCCCTGGATACATACGTGGTAACTCGCCCATGGCATGCCCTTGCTATCTAGCCGGTAGGGTTGATAGTCCGTTCTTGGCACGACCCGGTGTATAAAGTCAAACGGCATCTGGCTCTTTTTCTCAAGAGAAGAACGAAGAGCGGGGGGAAGCTTATCAATCCCCCACTTGGCTGCCGCCTGGTCCGCGGTAAAGCGAAGCCAACGAACGAAACCGTGAACCATTCCTTGGTGATTTTCCCGTAAAAACAGCTCACCAAGCGGAATGGACTTGTAGCGTAGGCCAGACCCAGGGCGACCGAACGGATCCTCATACCCGTCAACGAACATGCCTGAAGTTCCGAATGCCCCGAGCTGTTGATAAGACACCAGATTTTGTCCCGAAAAATTCCCATGCGGGTTGTATCTCCATTGGAACAGTCGGCGGGTCACTTCCTGGTAGTAGAGGCGGACGGCGCGCTGCTTGTTCAGGTAAGGGTCAGTCGTCCCAAGCCCGTGCCAGGTCATGTTCCGCGGCGTCAGCAAACTATCGCAGATCGCCGCGAACCGGTCAAGGGCCACCATGCCCGTGGCGTCGATCTGGCGATCGGTTTTCTTCTGACCGGGGAAATTGTAGGATCCATAGTTGAACGTGTTCCGGCTGGTCGGGAAGATCAGTTCGGCGATTTCTTCCCATTGGGAAGCGAACACATTCCGCATGATCTGGAGCTGTGAGAACTCCATCAGGCTTTCTTCAACGATCTTGATGACGCGCTCGTCCTGCTGCGCGCCCACGTAGGCGTTCAGGAGCATCGGGGAGCCAGCGCCTTCACCGAACGACATCACATGCCCCCATGCTCGTCAAAGAACCAAAGCAGGAAGCCATAGCCCGCGAGCCAGAGCACCCCGACGACGGCCAGAACACCGAGAACACCGAGACAGAACAGCATTAGTTCGTCCCCGCCATCAGGTGCGCCTGGACCGCCATGAACTCTTCGCGCCGGGTCCAGCCCTTCAGGAAGAGATCGGCATTGGCCAGACTGGCATAGTAGGTTTCGTCGGCTTCCTTGAGCTTGTCGATCAGCGCCCCAGGTGGGTAGCTGTTGGCGAGGCGAAGCGTGGTCTGCCCCACCACTCCGTCCTGCGCGGCCCCTACGATGCGCTGCAAGAGGCGGGCCGCATGCCCCGATCCGCAAACCATGGCATCGTTGAACACCATCAGGTTCACGCCGGGGTTCATCCCGGGGCAACCGCACGTATTCCAGTAGAGCGCCCGCAGGATCGCGGCGCAGTCCGCCTTGGTGCAAGCGGCGATCGGACCCTCGACGATGCCTTGTTCCACGGCGTTATCCCAGGTCATCTGTGTGATGCCGTAGGCCGTGGCGAACTTCTCGCCGGGGGCGTTATCCTGTTTCAGGCCATCGAACTGCCACACGAGCGCGAGGCAGGCGTCGAAAGTCGCTGGCGCCATGTTAGCCTCCAAAAAGAGAGTTGACCGCCCCGCCGCCGAATGGAGTATTGGATGGCCCTGACAGGCCCATCTTGTTCATGGCCGCCTGTTGCTGCGCTTTCTTCTTGGCCTCTTCCGAGGCGTCTTCCTGTTGGACCTGGAGCGCGGCACCGAGCCCGAGATCCTGCGCGGCAGGAGAGAGCGGGGTGTTCTTCGCATTCATAGGGCCGGCCATGTGCTATCTCCGCGGCGAGACGGTCAATGTCGATACATGGCACGCTGTTAGTGAAGTGTCAAGCGAACACGTCGAAATCGACCCCACTAGCGATCTGTCCACCCTCGCGCCGCGGCTTGCCTGATCCCAGGAGAACCTGCTTGGCGTGCCGGCGCATCATCATCGCATAGCGCGTTGGATCCATTAAGTCGTCCCAGGCTTTCACGATCACGCCGTCTTTCCGGTGATAGAGCTTGCGCTCCTCGAACCAGTCGGACAGGTGGCCAGCGACCTTGAGCTTGCCGGTGGCCATCCGGTTATACATTTCCATGATGCCGGGCTCGACGTTGTTGGAGCCGTCCGCCCACTTGGCGTGGGTGTCGAGCATGCGCAGCCCCTCAGCCTTATACTGGCCAGATAGCTGCCGGCCCGAGCCTTTGTCATGCTGATGCCCGTCCTGCGGCCACGCCACCGGCACGTTCTCCGCGACAGCCTTCATGGCCTTCGCGTGGAGCATGGCGTTCGCCCCCTTCATCTTGATCGTGTGGACTACGTGGTCTACGTCGGTGTCGCGGTCGAAGGCCATCAGCACCGCGCCGAAGGCATGTCCAATACCAAAGTCGATACCCCAGATTTTGAACCAATGAGGTGGCACCTCCATGAGGGTGGCCTCGCGGAGCTGCTCGTCCGAGAAAGGAAATATAAGTCCAGAGCCGAGCATAGGAGTGCCATTAACTCTTGCTTCTCGCTCATGTTCAGCGTAGCCAGCAATGATTGCTGCTCGCTCGTCGGGGTGTATATGACGCGCGTCATTGATCGTCATCCTGGTTACGTGGCCGGAGGGGACTTCCTTGTCGAGGAACCGCTTGACCACCACCGACATGCCCTTCAGCGGGGTGAAGGTCATGAACACCATGCCCTTGGTCGCGGTGGTCCGCGCTACGATCTCGAAGTATTCTTCGGGTCTGGGCTCTTCGTCGATCCAGGCGAAGTCAATGCTTTCCCCCTGGAGCTTCTCCCGGCCTTGCTCGCACGACTTGAAGCGTAGGACAGACACGCCATCAACCACGCCGCCAGTCCGATGCTCGACCTGGATGGTGTCGAAGGCGTCCGTGACACCGCGGGCCATACTCGGTTTGTCAACGAACCTCTCCCTGGGGATCATCCCCGTGCCGAAATTGGCCACGACACCCGGCTCACCGCAGAGATACTTCTGCGACACGTCGCGCGTCACCAATGAGGTCAGGCCGACAGCCCAGCCTTTGACCGGGCGCTCATACCGCTTGCCGAGCCACCAGTCAGGATACTCCCCGGTGAGGTGGCAGGCGACCTCGAACGCGCCGGCATACGTCTTGCCGAGCTGGGTGCCCGCCATGAGCAACCGCTCCTTGAACCCGATCCCGGCATCGTAGAAGTTCTGCTGCTTGGGGTAGGGGTCGAAGAAGTCGATGACACGGTAGAGCTTGCGCTCCAGCGCCGCCGCCATGGTCGCATGAAGAGCCTCGATCGGGTCGTAGACCTTAGCCACCAGCGGCCGGCTTGATGTCGATCTGGACGCGGGTCTTCACGGTGATCGTGGCCAGGCCCACGTCCGCGGTGCCCGTGAGCTGCCAGAAATTCTTGCCTGGCTCGTTGCGCCGGATCTCAGCCTGGATCTTCTGGATGACCGCCTGGGCGATCTCTTCCACCGCGGAGCGGCCGTCCTTCTGGATGTGCGAGAGGATCTTGTTGCCCTCGACGGTCTTGACGGGCGCTGGCGGCAGAAACTTGCCGCGGATAAATTCAGGTTCGGACATCGGGGTATACCTTCTCGCGAAACTCAACGGTCAAGGTGATCACGGCCTCATGCTTGATGTCGTGTGGGCTGTCCATGATCTTGCGGTTGTTCAAGAGGATACTGGCGAGCGGCCGGGGGTCGTCGAGCAGGGCCTCCAGGATCTTCTCCTGCATCTCCCGCTTCATGGTGTCGATCAGGAGGTCGAACTCGCTGGGGCCGCCAGTGTGTATGTGGATACCCATCAGTTCAACTCTGATTTGGGTGGTGTAATGACATACTCGAGCACCATGGTCAGCATCAGGTTGCCGGGAGGGGCACCCTCGTCATCAATCTGGAGCCCGGCCCTGGCACCATAGGTCAGGTAGTTCGGGTGTTCATCCATCTGGGCGTAGAGCCGGTGGATACAGGCGGCGGCCATCTGCTCGATGCGAGACTTGCCTTCAGGGTTGGCTTCATCGAAGGGCATGTCACAGGTCCTCTTTGTAGGGATAGCCTTGCACCTGGATGTAGAGATCCTTGCCCACCTCCGTCAGCACGGCGTGCTGGGCGCGCATGGCCGCCAGCTTCTTGGGGTCCCTCTCGGACACCATCGCGTGCTCGAGATCCTCGAGCTGCTGAGCGACATCGACCATCTTCTTCTTCAACTCCTGGCCGTCGCCGACCAGGTTGGAATACTTCCGCAGTTCGCGGGTGAACTTCGACATCACCAGGTTTCCTCTTCCTCGAGACCCTCGTCGGGTTCGTCATCCGGGACTATGGTCAGTTCCCGGCCAGATGTCAAGGCTGAAGCGTCATGGTCGATCGTGATGCCGTATGACCCCAGGAGCTTGGTTGGATCCAGCCCGAGCTTCTCAGCCATCGCCTGGATGTCGGCGATCTTCTGCTCGTCCGTGACGGTCACCTCGTGCTTGACCACGTGGGTCTGGCTCGAGCCGAGGCCCGTCCGGTTGAGGACCATCTGGATCCCGCGGAGCTTGAGCATCTTACTGGTGGTCGGATCCTCCAGGATCTTGTGCAGTTCACTAGCAGCCAGGATAGCCGTGGCGTGCAGCCGGCGCCGGGCCTCCTCGATCATGGCCAGCCCGATCCGCTCGTCATGGGCCAGCCGCCAACCGGTCACCCGGAGCGTCTCGGTGTCGCCCTTGTAGCCGGCTTTGCTGGCGGCCCGGTGGTGGTCGAGCCCGCCCTGGTCCACCAGGTGGAAGACGAAGGCCCGCTGGCGATCGGTGAGGGCCAGCATGTCGGGACCGACCTCGTAATCCCGGAGGGCGATCTCCTGGCGGGGCGGGTTATGGGCTCTGACCATCTTTGGCATACTAATGATACCTCCTGATACGGGTAACTAGCGTGTCGGCTGGGGTTTGTCAAGGGACCGGGGATTGTTCCACTTTCGTAAGGACCAGGAGAAATTCCAGGAAAATCGCGCGAAAGCGGTGATTGGGGGGCAAACTACCGCGCGCATCGCATTCGCCCCCCACCCGGCACCCACCCCGGTTCATCGCGCTAGTGTATCCATAGTGGTCAATAGTGTGTATGCTAGTTGAGCATCCACGGGTTGAACACTAGCAAACTAGTGTGCGCACTAGTGTGTTGTATTACGTGCAATACACGATGCCAGCAACAGGGGTGACAGTGCATTGTAATCATTGAACACCTGACAACTTAGTGTGCGAGCGTGTGTGATACGCTAGTGAATGACGATACAAACGATACACTTTGTTAGTTGCCTAACACAACAACTAATGCGATATTGGCGTGGTCAAGCAGGAGATACACTAATGGACACTCACGTAATCGCGATGCACCCAAACTTCCTGTGGATGCAATCAGGGATACACATGCCAGCAATCGACACCTCCATACTAATCTATGGCGCTTTCGTGGGCGTGTTGCTATTGGCCAATGTCGTCTACCTATCCCGCACGAAGGGGAGACATTAATGCAAGACTTCCTTCTGGCCGTATTCAGCCTCGGTGCGCTGGGCATATGGCTGTGGATAATGTTTTGCATGGGTATAATAGTCCTCATGCCGATCCACTATCTGTTCGCCGCCTACATTCGCTACATCATAAGGAGCACACCATGATCATGCAACAACCTACATCTGGCCCCGTGCCAGTGTCCAAAGTTCAACCCTTCATTGGGCTTGACCAGGCGTTCAATGTCGCCGTAAACCATATCGCCAGCCGGCTCTGCCCAACGGGATACGACACCGGCAAGGGGCCAGAGAACCTCGCGGACCTACGATATTACTACAAGCGCACGAAGCGGCTGATGGTATCCATGGATTACTCTGACCCTGAATTGACGATCTTTGGGTGTCGCGAGACCAATTATGCTTTTCGCGCATGGCATGACTGGCACCATCTGAAGCTCAGCGCGCCATTTAATCTCGACGGCAAAACCACCGTGGCCAATGCTCAGGCGGACGATCTGCTTAACCTATATGGTGCGGCAACCTCCTGCTATTGGCGCGAATTACTGGAAATTGAAGTGGTAGGACAAGCTTGCTACATGGAATATCATGGCCAATTCCCGACGGATCAGATCGGTTTCACTCGACACATGCTGGCAAACGGCTCATTTAGCCGTGTGTTCCACTAATTGCGATAGTTGCACCAGCTGGCTGGTGTAGCTATGGCCATTAGTTTCTGCCAGAGTGGCAGAAACTAAATCATCCGATGGCGGATGATTTAGTGGCCAATCAGGAGATAACACCATGTTCACCAGACCACACTACGAACTAATCGCGCGGGCGATAGCGCGAACCGACCGATACGATGATGATACACTGATCGGTGAAGCGCTTGTCGCGAACCTTGTCGCCATGTTTGAAGCGAACAATGCGCGCTTCGATACGGCCAAATTCCTGGAAGCATGCCGATCATGAGAGAAGCATCATTCATTCTGCCGTTGGACGTGCAATGGCAAGAAAGCTGGTCTGCCCACCGTTGGGTGAAGGATCAACTACTCGCCACGTTCGGAGGCTACACCGCCACTCACAAGTCAGGTGCGTGGCGTGACCCTGACACTGGCCAGGATCACAAGGACCAATCGGTAGACTATGTAGTGGCCTACGAAACGGGCAACATGCTTACGGCCGAAGCGCACATGGAACAGCTCCGGCTGATTGCCCATACGTCAGGCAAGCAGTGTGGCCAGCTGGCCATGTATATCAAGGACTTCAATGGCGACGTCTCAATCGAGAGGATAGTGTGATGGACCTAAGCCTGGAAGTTGCGGACACTATGACTATCCGGCAGATCAATCGATGGTTCAGGCTCCGCGATGAAAGCCACCTATGGCCAGTCAAAGGCCGGTTCAATGCCACGGACCGGGCAATCAAGCGCCTTCAAAGCTACGAGTGCTTTGCTTACCGTGGGGAGGGGGCCGTCTATGCCGCTAACTTACATGAAGAAATTGTCCGGATCCTCCGCGCCTGTGTATAATTGGATGTTTCATGGCAGCTTTCGCTGGCCATGGTCGCGCCCGCGTGTATACTCCTTCGGGTATGCTCGCATCTACGCCGCCTCGCGTTCCGAGGCATACGACTACTTCAAGAGGATGTATCATGGTTGAGTATGTGAACCTGCCGGACCACCTGAAGCAGGCATTGGACGCCACCAAAGGCGCGCGCCTTGGCGCCATGTTGGCATGCGCCTTCATGGGGGACGACCAGCCCACGGATGGTCCCTATTTCTCCGGGCTGGCCAATGTCACGTCAGACGGCTTCATCATGTGGGATTTCACGACCAAAGGGGGCGACTTCCACCAGGGGGCGCTGGCCGGAGATTGGCAATCCTTCATGGACAATATTCGGGGGCTGGTAGTCCATCTGGGCTGGGCTTACCAGCATGAGGACAAGCAAATACCCCGATCGGAAACCGCGCGCCAGCACATGACGGACCTACAGGACAAGCTGAACGCGGTCCTCCACTATTACGGTAACCATAGCCGCAACTTCTACAAGGAGCTGCGGGGCGCGGCAAAAGTCGAGGCGGAAGCGAAGTATGCCGCGAAACGTGGGGAAAAGCTCGATGAAATCTGACCTTGCGCCACGCGAGGGACTGATTACAGGCGGTAGCGGTAATCTGGATCCTTTCGATATCACAGGCGAAGACTGGGGCAGGGATGCCCCGGTCCCGGCCGGCATTGGCCAGTATCATGCTCGGGACTGCGCGCACATTGCTCGCACGTCTCTGGGTAACCCCGTCTATTTCCCTGGTATCGCGGCACTCGTCTTCGCATCGATCCAACAGCCTTTCAATTCAATCGAAGACAGGCTGGCGGACATCCAGGAAAATGGTGTCACGTCAGTCTATCTGTATGGGCATAAGCGGATCGGGTTACAGTATGTGCTCAACAATGCCGAAGACCTATGGAATGCGTCTATCGCATGCTCGGATGGTTCCATCGGCCTCGACGACCTGCTTATGCGCTACCTTGAAATTCCCGGTCTGGGGATCGTCAAGGCCAGCTTCCTCGCTCAGCTGACTACTGGCCAGGGGGCGTGCATGGACGGTATCCACCTCCACCGCTTTGACCTGCGGGAAGATCATTTCCGCCACCGGTCCACATGGACACCCAAGACGAGACTGGCCAAAGTCCGCTCATATAACGCCTATTGGCAGTCGATCGGCGATAGTGGCTACTGGTGGGATACATGGTGCCAATTCCAGGCCGATCGGGTTGTGAACCAAGCCGGCCGAACCATGCGACCGATCGGAACCACCAGCGACGTGTCCGCCTTGCACCTTGCTTGTCTAAGGTTCACGGTGGCCAGCGCATAATGGCCTCCGGTATTGTAAACTAGTGTTGGACAATGCCACTTCACTAGTTTATTATGCTGATCGAGGAGAATTGATATGCTGCACAAGAAAGGTTGGGTCAACTTATCCCAACAGAAGCACCTGGGGGGAGGGAGGAGCGCAGCGACCGACCGATACCCCAAACCCACAATTCTACCCAAACATGGGACGGTTCAAAATGAACGCAGTTCGGGCTTTCGTCAGTCAGAAGAAGCGACCACACCCTACGGGGAGCCTCTTCTTCCCTCCTCTGGCGATGTAGGCTCTTTTTCTAACATTACAAGAGGAGTTTCACTAACAATGGAAAATAATGGTGATTTCTGGCGTGACCTGTTGACCGCCGGCACGCCGCGCGAGACCATGGACCAGATCAGCAAGCGGGTCATCGCCTCGATCGGCGAAGCGCCTCCGGGCGTCAAGATCAGTTCCACGGAGCTGGGCTATAAACTCTGGCCAAAGGAGCAGCGGGTGCCCAAGGCGGACAAGGACGTGATCATGCACCTGTTCACGGTGCTGCGCCGGCTGGCCAAGGACCGGCTGAAGGATATGTGCCGCGAGGAGTGGATCCCTGGTGGTCCCTCGGGCCATCGCAAGGCGTTCGTATGGTTCAATCCCAACGGTCCTGATGGGCTGGTGGAACCGATTGGGGGCGCTGAAGTCCGGGTGGGCGCGAATTTCGCTCGCAGGATCATAAAAGGTTTGCGGGGGGAATACGATCCGGTTTATATGGCCATGTTGATTAGTGAGTGCGAGAAGGCATTTGGCCAGCTCGCACCGGAAGAGGAGCAATGGTAATGTTGGATAGTCTGATAGATATCGTCTTCGCGGTGGCCATCGTGGTCATCGTGGGGTGGAACGTGGCGAGGAGGGGCTGATGGGCACGTCATTGACTGACACCCGAGCGGTCGTGGTCCACGGTCCGGGCTCGCGCTGGTATGCCCGGATGATGTATCACGAACTGGTGGCGCGCGGGCAGGCCACGCTCTTCGTCGAGCCTCAGCCCCATGAAGTGCCACCGAGACACCGGCAAGCCTTGACTATCATCGTGCCGTGGCGATGGCTCGACACTGACCTGTGGCTCCTGGGCGATCGGCCTCTCATCGAGACCAAGAGCTTCAACGTGGGCTCATGCGGCTTCAATGTGGACTTCAGCCCGGCCGCCATGGCTCTGGCCTTAGACCACGAACTACGCCGCCGCTAATTTATTCAAAAGGAAATCTTGACAATGAAAACGCATAAGATTAGTTTATCGAAATCGGCCGATGGCCGGTCACACTACCAGCCGGATGAAGGTAGTCGGGCTTCTCAGTCTCCCCGTGGTGCACCAGGAGGAGCGGGATCCGACAGGCCACTTGCTTCCCTGGGAGAGTGCCCGGTGCGCTTTTCGGAAAAACTCAACTTTGTTATGGGGCACTATACGAACGAGTTTGGAAAACCCCAGAAACACAATTTCAACTGTTGCCTGGTCACGGAAGGTGTGCGAGCCTCCCCGGACTTGGCCCGCGTGTTATGCGGACGGAAGATCAATGGCAAGGCTATTTGTTTCACTGGATCAGGTCTGACGATCACAGTGGATCGGTGGCGTGCGGAATATGTCATCACAGATGAAAATGTGCTTTTTGACATTGTGCGCTTTGATGATGGATCACTGACCGTAGACGAACGGCATCCTCGTCGCGCGTGGGCACAATTTCTACGTGTAGTAGAAATCACGCCTAACTCCCCAGAACGAACAGCCCAGGTTAATAGCGCTCGTCGCACACTCAAAATCGAGCGTGATGCTGGGCGAGCCCCTCCTGCTAAAAAGCGGGACCGGTTGGCGGTATTACGTCGCGAGCTTAACAAGCGAGGCTGGGCGGCATAGTCCGCCACATGAGCTGCCCGGTTTGCTGGCCGTCACAATAGGCGGCCAGCTTGTCCTTCCCGGCCTTGTTAAGGTAGGATACCGCGCTACGTTTGTTTCGTTCGTTCTCGTCAACATCAGTCCCCTCGGTGAGGGGAAACAGTAAGGAAACCAGAACATGAGTGGTAAGAGCATTGTTCCCGTCGATCCCAGCTTTGAATTGCAGAAGCGTCCGGGCTATGTTGTTTTCGCCGAGCGGGCTGTTACCCTCGACGGTTTCGCGGAAATCTTTGGCCTGGATCTCAGAGGGGACCAGGCTCCCACCGATCTGAACCATGCGGAGATACCAGGGGGTGGCACGCTCTTCCGCGTCCTTGTGCTTCTCAACCCGGAGACGGGTCACAAGTTTCTGGCGCTCGGTTTCGAGGGCTATCACAGTATCAAAACCCGCGTAGATGGCACTGGACCCACGTATACCTCGCTCGCTTTCTTTCCCGCTATGGAGCACGGCGAGGATGGCGCAACCAAAGGTCTCACGTAAATGATCACAGAAGGCGACGAAGGCCCCGGCATCACGAGCATCATTTTCGTTCGTGCCTGCCATCATCTTGGCACCAGTATCGACTACTATCATTGCGACAGGAGCGCGGATAGCGTCGCTCGTCTCTCTAATGCTATCACAAAACTCCTGACGCGCGGTTTCGTCCTCACCCATCGTCGGGCCGTTCATAACAAAGAAACCTGGTATTTCAGGCGTGGACCTGGCCAGCCGCCACGCTGAGCGGCGCTTGGTCATCAGGTTGTGCTTCCCCTCCAGGGCAACGTAGAAGACAAGCCCGGTGCGGGTGGGTGAACCAGCGAACGTGGAGACACCCGCTGCAACACTCAGCGCGAGATCGAGGGCGACGAACGACTTGAAACTCCCGCTCGGTCCATAGATGATGGCGGTCTCCTGGTCTGGTAGTAGGTTTGGGATCAACCATGTCGGCTCCGGGAGATTGTCCATCTCCGTTTCGTTATACGGTTTGAAACGTGGACGCGGCTGAGATGCGAGCAGAGCCGGGATATGAATGGCGAAACTTTCCTGGGGGCGCCCCGTCGCGTCAATCCCCACGGTATTTTCAGCATATTTGTAGGCATTTTCGATCTTCCTTTCGAGGAACGCATGATACTTTGGCCCTACCGGTGCGCAGTCGTAGTGGACCCGCATGGTGTCGAGGGTCATGCTGGGCGACAAGCCCAGGTCTCGCAGCTTGCATGCCACGGCGATCGTCTTGCTGTCCGCCCCTTCGCCCTGGCGCACGGGGGCCAGATGCTTCAGGTAGGTTACTGCCCGCTCGATGTTGTGCGGGAGATCTAACTCTATGGCGCTGGCCTCCGCGCGCGGGGCTACTCGCTTCAGCGTTGCCAGTGTGGCTGGTATCCATGGGGGCAGGTTGGCCAACGGCAGAGCGGCTTGGAGCCGGTAGCACCCGGCGTCCGTAGATGAAGGTGGCACGAGCACATACGATCCGATGCCTCTTGTGTCGATTTTCGAGCCCAGTTTATGCTGGCTTGCTCGCAATTCGCCGCGGAAATAGAGGTGATTGCCTCCACGAGGCGTGGACACTGTGTGCGTATCCACTCGTCCGTGCTCATGCTCGAGACTGGCCCACTCTTCAAGTCCGGTCCATTCATCCAGGTCAACCACGCTGACGCCAGAAGGCTCCAGAGAGATGGCGACGTTGTAGGTTGGGTCAGCAGTCCACCAGGCGGTGATCCGGTCGTGGTCTCGTGTGGCATCATGGAAACCTCTTGGGGTTGCCGGCCCCTTCTGGCCGGGGAGACAGGGAAAAATGTGGTATCCTTCGGACGCGTATTTCAGGGCCGCGTCGAGCAGTTCGTTACTGGCCATGAGCCCTCCAATCACACAAGGATGGAGAAGGGTCTTGATTTTGTCAAGGGATCGTGCCATACTCTCGCCATGCAATTAGATTTCAACGAAGCAACCAAAGCTTACGTGCTGCGCGTCCCGCGCGCCGAGGGCTCGAGCGAGTTGCTTCAATCCTTGATGACCGATCACGGTCTCGACATGAGCATGACGGCGAGCAACGACCGCGAGGTAGTCTTCTTTACCAGGGAACCTTATGCCGCCGTCAGTTTCTACGAACACGCCACACCGGCAGCGCGAGCCAAGCTCCTCTCATTACAGGCGGAGCTCGCCAAGTCCTGGGCTCCCGCGGGTGTGGCGTCCTCTTACCGGATCCCCAGCGACATGGAGCTGTGGCCGTTTCAGAAAGGAAGTATCGACTATGCCCGCGAGCGAACACATACGCTCATTGGAGACCAGCCAGGACTGGGCAAAACTCCGATCGCTATTACGCTCGCCAACGAGTGGCGATGTCAGCGAGTGCTTGTCATTTGTCCTGCCAATATCCGACTTCAGTGGGTTAGACGAATACATGAATGGTCTACCCTCCCGTGGCCGAGATATGTGCATGCTATTATGTCCGGACGCAACGGGGTCAACCCGCACGCGCAATGGACCATTGTCAGCTATGATCTGGCACGCACGGAAGCGGTTGGTTCGCAGCTGGCGGCCATGCGTTTTGATCTCCTCATCCTGGACGAAGCACATTATCTTAAGACGATCGACGCACGCAGAACACGGGCTATCTTTGGCGGTGGTGAGGAACGAAAATTTGCCGCAATCGTTGATAACTGCGAACGAGTGCTCGCTCTCACCGGCACCCCGTTACCCAACCGCCCTCGGGAGTGCTACACCCTCGCTCGGGGTCTCGACTGGCAATCAATAGATTGGATGTCGGAAGACAAGTTCAACAACCGGTTCAATCCGTCCCGCAAGATGGAGACGATCGGCAAGGATGGCCAGAAGAAAGTCTGGATCGACGAACGCAGCGGCCGACACGCTGAGTTGCAGAACCGGCTGCGCGCCAACTTCATGGTCCGCCACCTCAAGCGCGAAGTGATGACCCAGCTCCACATGCCGCAGTTCGATATCGTTCAGATCGACCCGGACAAGGCTGTCAATCTGGCCTTGAAGGCCGAGAGCCTGCTACAGATTGACCCCGAGAACTGGGAGGGCGCCAACATGACGGTGCTCGGCCACATATCCGTGGTCAGGAGACAAATGGGCATCGCCATGGCGCCCCTCGTGGCCGATTATGTTGACATGTTACTTGACGGCGGCGAGGAGAAGCTTGTAGTGTTCGCGTGGCATATCGCCGTGCTCGACATTCTCGAGAAGAGGTTCACCAAGCATGGATGCGTTCGCATTGATGGCTCGACCTCGCCGAAGAGCAAAGAGGCGTTGGTCCAAAAGTTCGTTCGTGATCCTGGGATCAACATCATCATCGGGAACCTACAGTCGATGGGCATTGGAACTGATGGGCTTCAACTGGTTAGTAACCACGCGCTCATTGCCGAACCGTCCTGGACCCCTGGTGAGAATGTTCAGGCGTTCGATCGACTGGATCGAGGAGGCCAGAGCCGGACTGTTCAGGGCGATCTCATGGTCGCGCCTGGTTCAATCGCGGAAAAGATCCTCGCGGCTGCGCTCCGTAAGGGCCAGGTGATACACAAGGCGCTTGATCAAACCTTAGAGGTATGGTAATGAAACGCAAACGCGCGTTCTTTCGTAACCGGCACCGCGGCCCGCCGGCTCAGGCGTTCAAGTGGCGGCGGACCCCACAACAACTGGCGTGGTTGCACATCATGGCAGCCGCTATTGGCAAGAACAGGAGAGACAGCACATGACACAGATCACAGGAGGCTCGACGCGGTTCATGCGCCGGGTGCAAGTGGCTCAGTATGAGCCGAAGGAAGCCGAGGTCACCTTGACTTTCGCGGTGAGCGATGGCCAGGAGCACACGGCGATTGCCAGTCAGGCAGCACACGAGGCTATGTATTTGACAGAGTGCATGCTGACCGGCAAAATAGCCCCTCCGGCCAAAGAAGCGGTCGCCCAGAGTGCTCCGGTTGAGCATAAGCCTGCCTCGCACAAGAAGACCACGAAAACCGAACCGGTCAAAGAAGCGGCCAAGACGGATCCGTCCGCCGTGGAAGACCTGTCGGCCATGGAAGCCGAGGCGAACGCGGAAGTGAACGCCGCGGCGGCTGACCCGTCCGCCATGACGGAAGAGACTGTTGTCCAGGAGATCCCGGACAAGACCCTGGTGGACGCATGCTCCGCGGCGAGCAAGTTGACCCAGAACAGCGATGCGATCCGGGCCATCATCTCGGGCTACGTCGCGCCTCCGGGCCGGGTGGCCAACATCCCACAGGACAAGCGGGCTGAGTTTCTGCTGAAGCTCCAGACCGTGCCGAAGCTGACCACCTGATGGAAGACGTCATGAAGCTGGCTCACTCCCCGCTTGGGGCGTCGAGCGCCGATCGTTGGATGAATTGCCCTGGGTCGATTGGCCTGGGCAAGCTCCTCGACGAAGATCATGGAGAAGGTGTTGACCAAGACTGGCGAACTGACGGAACCACAGCGCATGCTGGCCTGGCGAAATGCCTTGAGACGGGCGTGGAGGGTTGGGAGCTTGAAGGCCAGAAGTTCGAGGGCCGCGAGTTTACAGCGCCCATGCGGGATGCCGTCGATCAGTTTCTCAAGATCGTTGGACCTGATCTTGAGAAGGCCGAACAAACCTTCATAGAGACCAAGGTCAAAGGTTCGCTGCACCCGGCCATGATGGGCACGGTGGATCTTGGCATGCTGCTCGAGGGCGGCACGCGCCTGAAGATCTTCGACTTCAAGTATGGGGCCGGGGTCACCGTGCCGGTGAAGGACAACCCGCAGGTTCTCTACTACGCCTACCTCCTCCTCGAGCACCCCGACTGCGCGCTGGTGCAGTGGGTAAACCTCATGATCATCCAACCGCGGGACTGGCGCAATGTAGAGAGCGGCCAGAGTTGGGTAGTCTCCGCGGACTACGTGCGGGACTGGGGCCGCGACACCCTGCTGCCGGCCATGCTGCGGACGGGTGAGGACAGCAGTCTGATCGTCGGTGAGCATTGCCGCTTCTGCCCGGCTCGCCTTGTGTGCCCCGCTCAGGGCGCGCTGTTCGAGGCCATCATCAAGAGCCGACCGGAGGACGCTTACCGTCTGGCCGACGCGGCGCTCGAGCAGAACTACTCCTTGATCCCCGTGGCCAAGATGTATTTGAAGGCCCTCGAGGATGAAATGATGCGGAGGGCTATGAATGGAACTGTGTTCTGGAAGAACAAGCTTGTCAACAAAACTGCTGACCGCGTATGGAAGGTGGAGGCCGAGGCACAACTCATGGAGAAGTTTGGAGCTGCTGTTCTCACCACACCCAAGCTGGCCTCTCCCGCGGTGGTGGAGAAGCTGTCGCCGTCCGCCAAGGCTCTTGTTAAGCTGTTAGCCTACACGCCACAGACTGGCTACACGCTGGCCGACATGGATAGCAAGAAGCCCGCGGTCAAGGTGCAGCCGGCGAGTGTGACGTTTGCTCATCTCGCGCCTACGACAGAAGAGGAAACCTGGTGATGCGATGGACTAAGAAAGACTTCAAGAACGGCCTGTGGTTCGCGTGGCGGCCAGTGTGGGTGCAGCAGAAAGGCACATGGGTATGGTTCGAGGCGGTCTACTGGGAAGCGTGCCGAGACCAGAGTGGACGCTGGTGCTACACATACTGGCCCGATCTATGTGCGTAGCCCGGACAGCCGCCCGGCGCCGCCGGCAAATGCGTCTCGACAAGCGGTATGGCCGCCAGCGCACCATGCCGAAGAACCTATCTGGCCGGGCGAAGCTGAACTTCCAGAACAGCTTGACAAGAGCGCCCGCGGGGTCTAAGTAACTATCTCGATCCCAAGGGACGCAATAGTTAGAAACAGGAGAGTAACATGAGTGACGAAGCAGACAAGGGTCGGTTCCAACTGACCCAGCCAGTGATCCTGGCGAACCCGCAGCTCGACGTGCCGAAGCCTTACAAGGATCCGGTCACGAAGAAAGAGAGCGGTGAGCCGAAGTATACCGCTCGCCTGGTGTTCGACCCGGACAGCTCGGACTTCGGAGAGTTGAGGAACATGGTGGCTGCCGCGGCGAAAGCCAAGCACCCAGGCGTGTCCTTCAAAGAGCTGGCGTTCCCCTTCAAGAGTGGGGACACGGCGATCGAGGAGAGCAAGAAGAAGCTCGCCAAGACTGACAAGAAGTATGACGGCCGGCTGGACTACCTCGCCGGTAAGGTCTACGTGCAGTGCCGCTCGCAGTTCGCGCCAGTGATGGCGGGCATCGTGAACGGCAAGCTGGTGGACATCGCCTCCGACGCGGCGGCCTTGATCCTGAAGACGTTCTTCGGGGGCGCTCAGGTCTACGCGGTGCTGAAGGTGAATGCTTACGACGCGGTTGGCAGCAACAAGGCTGGCGTGCAGATCTTCCTGAACGAACTGATGGCCACGGGCCAGGGCAAGAAGCTGCCCGGTGGCACGCGGTCAGCGGCCTCCACCTTCGCTGGTGTGGCCGGCAAGATGTCCGCCGAGGATCCCACCGCGGGCTCCGCGGCGTCAGACGACGAGATACCCTTCTAAAGGGTAAACGTGACTAGCGGGGGTTAAAGGCAGGAAAGCCGCCCATTGGTTGGGTTCCCCGCGATAGCGTTCTCTTCTTGTTCCAATCATTGCATAACCCGTGACATAGAACGGACCACGAACATGACTACTCGTGTCGCTGACGAATACGCGGACATCGCTCGCCGGCTGAAGGCACTTCAGGAAGGCAAGGGGCCAGAGCTTGAGGAAGAGAAGCCGCCATTCAAGTTCACCGGGCAACCTGGCCCGCTCCGGCCAAGCTCCACGGAATGCGCGTGTGGTCTGGCCACGGTGGGCGGGCTGTGCGATGGGTCGTGCTGTGGGTAAGCAGCTCTACTGCTTCGACTTCGAGACTGAGAGTGACTGCGACCTGAAGGCTTGCGGCTCGGTGGTCTACAGTCATCACTACAGCACCGAGGTCATCTGCCTGTGCTGGAACCGAGTGGGCGAACCAGATGTGGGTGAGTGGGTGCCAGGTGCTCTTGAGAGCACATTAACCCAGTTAGTGGAACACCAAGATACCGTCTTCATGGCGCACAACGTCGGGTTTGAGAAGGCCATCTGGCGCAACATCATGATGCCGCGGTATGGTTACCCGGACATCCCGGACGACCGCTGGCATGACACCATGGCCGTCTGCGCGGAGAAGGGGCTACCCCTGGGGCTCGACGAGGCGTGCCGCGCCCTGCGCCTGCCCGAGCAGAAGGATAAGGCTGGGTCGAAATTCACCATAGGACTGTCGAAACACACCTTTGACAAGACCGGCATGTCAAAAGTCAACCGCCCGGAGGACTGGCGCGATATCGTGATTGCTTACTGCCACCAGGACGTGGCCGCCGAAATCGCGCTGCACAAGCGCATAGGCTGGATGGAACCGAAGGAGAGAGAAGTATGGCTACTCGACCAGACGATCAATGCCCGCGGGGTGGCGGTCGATCTTGCCTTTGTGACCGCAGCGCAAACTATCGTCCGCGACGCGATTGCGCCTTTGGCGTCCCAGTTCATGGACGCCACCGGCCTGAAGTTCACCCAGACGGCGAAGCTGCTGGCCTGGTTCAAGGCACGCGGCTTGCACATTCCGAATATGCAAAAGGGCACGCTGGATAGCATCCTCGGATCTGATGAACATGGCCACGATGACGACATAGACTGGGAGCTGTTCGTCCCCGACATGCCGGAGGATCTCCGGCGGCTACTGAAGATCCGCCAGTTGATCGGGTCGGCCAGTATCAAGAAGCTCGACAAGATGCTTGAATGCACCTGGCATGGCATCGCATATAACCTCCTGCAATACCATGGCGCGGGCACGGGGCGCTGGGCTGGCCGGCTGCTTCAGCCACAGAATTTCCCGCGGGGTGTTGGCCGTGACATGGACCACGTGGTGTCCGCCATCATGACGGGAGACCACCGGTATGTCGATGCGGTTATTGGCCCTCCGGTTGAGGTGGTGGTGGGAGCGTTGCGCCACGCGCTTGTTTCACGCCCAGGTAAGGTATTCGTTGTGGGCGATTTCGCTGGGATCGAGGCGCGAGTGGTATTGGCTTGTGCCGGACAACATGACAAGACGGCGCTCATGGCAGCGGGCGAGAACCCCTACATCGACATGGCGAACCAGATCTTCAACCGAACCGACATCACGAAGACAGACGACATATTTGAATACACCATAGGCAAGAACACTGTCCTGGGCTGTGGCTTCGGTATGGGCAAAGACAAGTTCCACTTGCGCTACTGCCCACTTCAGTCTCTCTCGTTCGCGGAGCGTGTCATCCAGACCTATCGCAAGGAGTGGGCACCCGAGGTGCCGAAGCTCTGGTATGGCCTCGAGGCCGCGGTGGTCAAGACGGTTCACGATCGCACAGCGCATGAAGCGTATGGCGTTGAGTTTTGGATGGAGCGGGACGGCTGGCTGACCGCGCGCCTACCGAGCGGCCGGAAGCTCTGGTATTACGACCCGAAGCCTTGCACGGTCCACGTCCCATGGGACATTGCGATCCTGAAGAACGCCTACACATACGGCGCGCAGAAGACAGGACATTGGCAACGGGTCTCCGGCTACGGTGGTCTGATCACGGAGAACGTCGTGCAAGCTCTGGCCAGAGATCTCATGGTCCACGCCATGTTCATCTGTGAGCGAGAGAACATGCCGATCGTGCTGACCGTGCATGACGAGATCGTGTGCGAAGTGGACGAATGTGGACATGACTGGGCGAAGATGCTACAGCAGATCATGGAAGACCGGCCACAGTGGGCGATCGACATGCAAGTCCCCGTCACCGCCGAGTGTTGGCAAGGCGATAGGTATAGAAAGTGATGGTCCACTCTTTGAACAAAGGAAAAAACGGTGAACGAGAACTTGCCCACTTTCTTCATGAGCATGGGTTCCCTGCGCGTCGAGGTCAACAACACAGCGGGGGTGCGGACAGTCCAGATGTCATCTGCGAAGGACTTGACGATATCCACTTTGAATGCAAGCGCGTTGAGCGAGGTGCTTTGGAAGCTTGGATGGCACAGGCCAAACGTGATTGTGGAACCCGGATACCTGTGGTGGCCCACCGACGCAACCGTGGACAATGGGTAGCCTCGTTACCACTTGAAGACTTCCTGAAACTACTCAAACAACGGACGGAATGGTGACATGGCCGACAGACTGACCGACGCGGAATGTGTGACCGCACTCAAGGCGCGCAAGACCCAGACGCCTAAGCTGGCCGCCGCGTCTCTGGGGATCACTCCAGCCGTCCTGCGCGAGCGCATCCGCCAAGGGGAAGCCAGAGGGCTCTCCGCGGAGACCCCGATCAACTCGCAGGAAGACAAGTGGAAGGCTGAAGCCAGCCGGCTGCGGACAGAGAACACCCTGCTGAAGGCACACCGCGACACCGCGGAGAAGATCCGCGAGGAAGTGTATGGGCTGGCCAGTCTCGAGGTGGAGACCCCGACGTGGGCCTTGCCACCGCGGAGCAAGAAGGGCCTTACTGGTGTGCCGATGACCATCTGGTCGGACTGGCACTGGGGCGAGACCGTGCAGAAGGCCCAGGTGGGAGGCGTCAATGAATTTAACCAGCCTGTCGCAGAAGCGCGTGTGCGTCGCCTGGTGGAAACGACGGTCTCTCTATGTCGTGATCACATGGTCAACCCGGTATATCCAGGTGTCGTTGTGGCTCTTGGTGGAGACATGATCACGGGAGCGATCCATGAAGAGCTCGCGGTCACCAACTGGGGCACCACCCAGCAGCAGTTTATACAGGTGCAAGAAGCGTTGGAATGGGCGCTCTTGCAGATGGCATCGGCGTTTGGACGTGTTTTCGTGCCATGTGTTGTTGGCAACCATGGACGGGACACCATCAAGCCACGCTTTAAGAACAGGGTGTTCCAGAATTATGAGTGGAACCTCTACATGCAACTGGCCAGAACCTTCTCAAAAGACAAGCGGTTCCGCTTCTTAGTCCCGGAGGACACAGATGCCCACTTCAAGATCTACGATCACCGCTTCTTGCTTACTCACGGTGACACCCTCGGTGTTAAAGGAGGCGACGGGATCATCGGAGCACTCGGCCCGATCGCTCGTGGCGCTACAAAAGTTGGCCGAGCAGAGGCTCAGATTGGCCGAGATTTTGATACCTTGCTCATGGGGCACTATCACACTTACATTCCCAGCAACGACGCCGTTCCAGTCATCGTCAATGGAGCCCTCAAGGGATACGACGAATACGCCCGAAGTGCCCTCCGCGTCCGCTACAGTCGTCCCTCTCAAGCTCTATGGTTCGTTCACCCCGACCACGGAATAACCGCGCAGTGGCAGGTGTTCCTTGACGAGCGTAGGAAGGCTGTGCCACAAACACAATGGTTGACATTTGAAGGAAAAGTGTAATGAAGCGCAAGATCTATCTGATCGGCAGCCTCCGCAACCCTGACATCCAGGACCATGCGGAGTTTTTCCGGGAGGCTGGCCACGAAGTGTTTGACGACTGGTATGCGGCCGGAGAGAAAGCGGATGACGCCTGGCAGGCTTACGAGCAGACCCGTGGTCACGGCTACCTCGAGGCCATCAACAGTGTCCACGCGGTAGCCGCGTTCGACGTGGATAAGACCTGGCTCGACTGGTGCGACACCGCGATCCTGATCATGCCGGCGGGCAAGTCCTGTCACCTCGAGCTGGGCTACATCATTGGCCAGGGGAAGCCCGGCTACATCCTGATGCCGAAGGAGCCCGAACGATACGACCTGATGTATCGGTTCGCCACCGGGGTCTATCACGCACGCACGAACTTACTGTGGCAACTCGAGGCGGGGATTGGCAATGTCCGATGACATCTTCTACTTGCGGAAGGCACGGACATTGGCCGCGGCTTCTGACGATCCTTCGACCAAGGTGAGCGTGGTGATCGCTACTGAAGACCACAAGCTGGTCTTCGGGATCAACTATATCCCAGTGCCCCGGATCATGGAGACTATGTCGCGGGACGAGAAGCTCGCGCTGGTGGTCCATGCCGAGATGGGGGCCATCTGCACGGCAGCCAGGTATGGCGACAAGCTCAACGGCTCGACGCTCTACATGGTCGCCTACGGGGTTAAGGAGAGGCAATACTGGGGTAGCGCGCCTTGCCTCGAGTGTGCCAAGCATGTGATCGCCGCTGGCATCAAGCGGGTCGTGACGATCGGCGGGTTACCAGTTCCCGACCGCTGGTTTACGAGTGTGAGCAAAGGCTTTGACCTACTCCAGGAAGCTGGTATTCTCTATACGGAGGTTTTCTATGCCCAACTTACCGACTGACGCTAAACTTCGTAAACTCTTTCCAATCGGAACCGGCGTCCTGGATTACTTCCCGGATGCTCTGGCCGCGGTGGCGGAAGTGAGCCGGATTGGGAACGATCAGCACAACCCCGGCCAGCCAATGCACTGGTCCCGCGGGAAGTCCATGGACCAGGCGGACACTCTGATCCGGCACTTCCTCGAGCGTGGCACGCGGGACACGGACGGCACACTGCATAGCGCCAAGGTAGCATGGCGTGCGCTGGCCCTCCTGCAACTTGAGATCGAAGCAGCGGCGACAGCGCCGAAGCCAGATCTGCTTGGGGAGGTCACGCATGATCCCCTGATGCCCGCGAACCCGGAGCCATGGGTGCATGTGAAGTTCGTGGAGGGGCCGCTGGGCGGCGATCTGCACGCCGAGCCACCGCCGGCTATCGACCAGCGAGTTATTTGAAGCGACCGTCTGGCCCGCGTTCGTAGTGGGCCGTGGGTGCCTTGGCCGTCGCCTTGTTGCTGACGAAGACTTTCACTGTCCGGTGCCAGCCGCAGGCTACAACGCCCGCCACGATGACGACGCACATGACGATGAAGGGCCAGGTGTGCGTCATCGGACGAGCACTACGATCAGGACGATCAGGAGAATGAGGCCGAGGCCCCCGCCACCCCAAATGAACATCTTACGCTCCTGCTACTGGAGTTGCCGGCGCGGTCGCCGCGGCCAGGTCAGCCGTCAGACCGTCGATGATCGCCTGGTTGGCGGCATCAGTCTGCGCCTGTGTGGCGGTCATGGTAGCTTCAGCGGCGGCAACCGCGGCGTCCATCTGCGCCTGGGTGAACCCAGTGACAGCGGGAGCGTCGAGCTTCGTGACGGCTTCCGCCACGTTGGTCTGGAGGGATTGCAGTTGGATAGACATAGCCTGGATCCTTGTTTCGATTGAGGAGAACGATTGAAGAAGCTGGTATTGAAAGTCCTTGTCCATCACCACCCCCTATGGTCGTAGTGCCGGTGCTCATAGTGCCGGCGAGAGTAATGACCCCGATCGCCGAAGCGGACATCGAAGTCCTCATAGGCTGGCACCACGTTCACGACTGGGCGCACGGGCTCTTGCACGATCACGGGCGGGCTGGCCTGCGTGACGTTGGCGGGCGCGCGTTCGCGACTACCAGTGTCGAGGGTGCAGCCAGTGAGCAAGCCCAGGGCCACGAGGGGAATGAGGAAGCGGGTCATGAGGGGTGTCCGTTTGTCTGGACAAGGACATATGCAACCCCTCCTCAGATGTCAGCATTCGGAATATACTCAGGGGAAAAGGGGCATGCCCGAGATCAAGGCATTCGATAAGAGCATGGGTAGCACGGGGTTGTCTCTGATGACCGTGGCCAGGCCGCTGGCCAGTTGACTGACGGCGGCCTCCTCGCCAAGGCGAGACTTCATGTGGCGCGAGCACCAGATGGCGTGCAGCAGTTCGTGGATCAGTGTCTCCGCTTGCTCGGCGGCCGGTATGGTTTGGTCGATCAGGATCTCCCCCGTCTCGCCATAGAAGATGCCGCGGCAGTCATCCAGCTCGGAGGAGGCCACAGCCTTAACCAGGATGTCCCGGTGATCTACCTTGATGAACATCCTGGTCTCTCCGGTGGGAAGAGATTACGCGGCTTGCACCGCGTTGTGAGCGGCCAGCACGGCGGCGTCGAACTGGGCTTGCTCGGCGGCGGTCGGCGCGGTGCCTGATGTCAGCAGCTTCACGGCGGTCTCGACGGCGGTCACGACTTCAGGGAGCTGCGGGGCGAACGCGGCGAGCGCCTGAAGGAGGGCGATGATCGTTGCTACGGGCATGGGGACGGATCCTTAGTTGGTGGCGGGAACGCTGGCGACGTAGGCGGACAGAGCCGTCTGCATGGCGATCAGGTTGGCGCTCGAGGGGTTGGCCTGAAGAGCCTTCAGGTCGTTGTAGGCTGTCGCCTCGGCGGTCTTGATGGCGGTCTTGGCGGCGGGGATCGCGCAGACGGCACCCTTGACCGCTGGTGTGGCGCACGCCGGCAGGGTCACATAGCCGAGCGCTACCGTATCGGCCGCCGTCAGCCCGTTCTCGAGCGCCGCGATCTCCGCGGGTGTCGGGGTGCCACAGGCTACCAGCCCGAGGGCCAGCGGAAGAGCGAGGAAGAGTTTACGCATGTTGGGTTATCCTTTGTTGGACCAGGTATCGGTGTGAACCACGTCAGGAGCCAGCCCGGCGACCTGGGGATCCGTGGCGTTCTTGGCGTGGCCGAAGTTCAGGGCAACCGACTGGACTGTCCGATAGAGGATGACGTATCCTTTGTTGGAGCCTTGGTCGGGAGGCGGCAGAACAATCGCGATAGCAGCCGCGATGGCGATGACGCAAGTGATGTATGGAACATACTCAGGGTGTGCCATTTCAACCATATGAAGTAGAAAGTCCATCTCATTTTTCCTCGTCTTTTGCGACAGCCTGATTGACGGCGACCGCCGATGCTATTGATCCGGTCATGACTGCTACCGAGGCCGGAGTGGTGCTCGGTAGGTTGGCCACCGCGTGGTCATACGCTTTGGTCCCGATGGTCTTCAACCGGCGGGCGTTCCACCAGTCGTAGAGGTTGGCCAGATACCAGAGGATCGCGCACAACGTGGCGATAGCTGGCAGCGCGCCCACGGCATGCCCAACGATCGCGACCAGAGACGCGATCTCAGCTTCAAGCGTTGCCATGGTTCGACCCATCGGTTAGTCTCCACAGCCCGAGATATGCGCCCAGTCACTAGTCATGTCAAGGCACCACGGCGACTGGAGCTAAAGCTGTCACAGCGGCTAGTGGTATGGTCACCGTGGAACTAGTCACGTCCACCGTATTACCAGCCAGCAATAGTTGGAACAGCGAAGCAACCCCAGCGGGCGTCGCACAGATGGCGGTCAGTTGAGCCAGAGTGAGCCCATAGATCGGGTTGCTGCCTATATTCTGGGGTAGCGGATTGCCGACGAGTGTCATGTTATCCTACCCTTCGCGCGAAAAGACTGCCAGTCGCGCCCCAATTAGTGCCGCCAGATTGCACTCCTGATAGGTAAACCGTTTGGGCGCCTGACACGGTTACATTCAATATCAGCCCACTAAGCACCGGGCCTACTGCCGTGCTTATACCAAACATTTGCTGCACACTGGTAGCGGGACCAGAAATGGACGCCGAAGTCGTGCTGACCCAGGCGGATAGGGATGTCGCGTTCCCACTGCTGCCCACGTAGCTCAACCCGCCATGCACTTCCCATACGCCAGCCGTTAATGAAAGCCCACAGAAATCGGCTAGTGTGGTGCTGGGCGCCGCACCGTAAGTATATGCGGTTTGAGTGCCCGATCCCGCACTGCTGGTGTTGACATAGATGCCCGCCACAGCGTTCGCGATCGTGGTTGATAGGTGGAAAGTGCTCGAATTTATGGGGGTCGCGAAGTAAGTAGTGGGGGCTCCTGATAGCCCCGATGGCAGACCTCCGGTCGTCGTGAATTGAACCGCGCAGATGCCAGTCATCCCGTGTCCAGACAGCGTGACAACCGCGGGGCTGGCATTGGTGATTGTGCAAGTTCCTGACACCGCACCGGAAGTTTGGGCGAACAAAAGCTCACCAATGGCTCCCGCGGCTGGATTGGAACCAGCCGTGAGACCAACTACGTCCAGACTGCCGGAATTGATGGCCAGGTTCGGTCCCAACGCGCTGACCGTGCCGGCGTTCCACTCGACGGTCAGGGTGCCCGTGGCGACAATCGGGCTGGTGCTGGCTGATATGCCCGCGCCTGAGACCGCTACCTGGGTTACCGTGCCAGTGCCGGGCGCGCTGGCGGACAGAGTGCCCCCGGACAGAGACAGGTTAGAACCGATCGTGGTGACGACACCCGCTTCCCAGTTGGGGGTGAGGGTGGTGCCAGCCGCATCCCATGCCACGAAGCCTGAAGGCACGGCGTTCACGAAGCTGCCCACTGTGTTCAGCGTGGCGATGTCGGCGCTCGAGCCGTTGTGCAGAACGAAGGCCGGGAAGACCGCGCCAGTCACGTTGAAGGTCACGCCGCCCGTGCCAGTCGCCGGGTTCTGGTTCCCGATCACATCGCCGTTCCATTGGCCGGACGACGGACTGTAGAACCACACTAGTTGCGCGGTGAGGTCAACCGCTATCATGGCGGTCGGATAAGTGGAGGCGTTGTAATACCAGGAGGTGTCGGAGATTTTGGTCGAACCGTTGAAGTAGACGTTGCCCACGCCTTCCTGATAGCCGATCGCGTCTCCATCGGATCCGAGGTAGTTGCCGGACAGCGCCCAGGAACTATTGGCCAGACCCCAGATGAAGCCGTTGCCGCCGTCTACTGAGCTACAGGTGACCTCGAAGACATACTTGCCGGAGGACTTGGAAGTCGTGCCACGCACGCCATACCAGGTGTTGGTGGACGCCCCGGTCTCCGTCGCCGTCTCGTTGCCGTTGGACAGGGTGATGTGGCTGTCCTTGTCAGATGGGTTCCATGTGGTGACCGCGCCGCCCGTCAGGGCCAGCCCCGTGCCGAGCGCGGTGACCGTGCCCGCTGACCACTCGCTGGATCCACCGGTTGCCTCAAGAGACCCACTAACGATCGTCAGGCCCGAGCCTACCGAGGTGACGACTGTCGTCTGCCAGTCACCCGTGATCGTGCCGGAGTTGATCGCCAGTCCAGCTCCCAGCGTGCCAACCGTGCCGGCGGTCCACTCCTGCGTGGGAAAGGTAACGGTCAGGGTGGTGCCGACAATCGACAGCCCGGAGCTGAAGGCGGTGACTTCTCCCTCGCGCCATGCGGTCTCGAGTGTGGTGCCAGAGATGGACAGCCCGGTCCCGAGCGCGGAGATCGCCCCCGCCGTCCACTCCTGCGGCGCGGGGTTAGCTGGCCCTGTCACCACTCCACTGGACACCAGTTGCTTGCCCAGGCCAGGGATGGAGAGTAGCTCCGCGGGGCCGTTGCCAGGGGTCGCCCGGCCAAGGATATAGCCCGCCGGCATGGACACCCGGATCCCGCGAGGGTTGATCTTGGGGGTGTTACTGGCCACTGGCCGCGCCCTTCGCCGTCGCCGCGTCCCACTCTTTCTGCAACTGCTTCTGGTAGACCTGGAGCTGGGGGATGTATCGATTGTAGATCGCGTCGATCCCCTTCTGCTTGTCGGCCAACGACATGCCAGGCTTCTCCGCTATCATCGTGACCGCTTGGTTGATCGTGGACATTGACTTCTCGAGCCCAAGGATCTTCTGGCCAGCCATCATCTTATCAGCTACAGACGCTTCGGTCGCGTCCTTGTCCTTGATCCCCTTGCGAGTGTCCGCGATGCTCTGCTTGACCTTATCTATCCAGGTGTAGGTATCTTCGATCGTCTTCGGGGTGTAATCCGAGCTGGTGATGAAGAAAGATTTGGTGAACACGTCATGAAGAAGTCCCTGATTGTGAGGGCTCGGGATGCTGCCGTCGATTACGTGCGCCAGGGTGTAGATCCCCGGTGCCCATTCTTTGAAATAGTTCTCCGCGACGATCGGACTGATCTGCGCGATCCCGCCGGGGAAGTAGGGCCGTGGTGATCCCAGCACCTTCGCCATGCCGATGGCCAGAGGTGACGTGTAGGGACCATACTGCTGCGGAGCGGCGAGCTGCTTCATGCTGTCAGACAAGAGTGGCGTGCCACTGACGATCTTGGTGTTGGTGGCTTGCTCAGCGATAGGCCCAAGCAAGCCGGGGACGCCCAGCGGCATGAACGTCTGGATGAAGGGCGCCATGTTCTCCGCGAACGTCCGCGGCTTGTCGCCAGCCATCCAATCCACGAACCGCTCGGCCAGCGCGGTGAAGGCATACCCGAGCACGTAAGGTTTCGGAGCAGTCATGCGATAGCCCGTGGCTTCATCGACTGGCCCGTTGAAATGTAGATCCTTCTGCCACTGCGGGATCTCGGTGGACCGGTCAACGGGGGCCAGATGCTTGTCTTGTAGCCGGTTGATAACCGCGAGGCCGACAGCCGGGATCGTCAGGTAGGATATCCCTCTGGCCATGAAGAACGCCATGTCCCTCGCCTGTGTGGCGCGATCTTGTGTGTTGGTCTGAAGCGCCCGCCCGAGCTGTTCAACGTCTTTGATCATGACGGAGCCGAAGGGGATCATGCTGGTGAAAGCCTGGGCTGCCGCGGATGCGACTGGTTCACGGAAGTCGAGCGAGTTGGTCGCGGACGTATTGTGGGCCACGAGTGGCGCGGAGCCCTTGCGGAGCTGGTGGGCGAAGTCGCCACGCTGGGCGGCATAGTGCGCGGCGTGCATCAGCACTCCACCCCATTGCGCCGGGTTCGCGTGGCTGTTCCACGCCCGATTGATCAGGCCAGACTTCTTCGCCACGTAATCAAAGTCACCGTCTTTCCAGATCCGGTCTATGTCGGAGACCGCGGTAGCTCCACCATGGATCTGAAACTGTCGGCCGAGCTCGCTGACATCCTGGCCAGTCATATCCCTGATGGCGTCCGGCAAACCCTCGAAGATGTTCATCAAGGGGAAGCGGGGGGTCTCACCAGCTACGGCTCGGCCGTATTCCGCGTGCGCGGTCGCGGTGATCCAGAAGTGTGGCATGATGGCCAGGTTCTTCGTGATGAACCGAGAGACCGATCGCATGGTCGCGACAAGGAAATTGGTGTTGTGGATAGCCATGGCGTTGTGAGTGATCGCCGTCACCCGTGGATCGTCCGAGCGCCACAACTCCGGCACGCCATCGCGGAAGTAGAGGAAGTGGTTCTCATTGCCCGCCATGCCGTTGTATGCGCGATAGGCCAGCGCGGGCAGGGCGGCTTCCTTGGCGGCCCCGGTGATCTCATTGCCATCTTCATCCTCGAGCCGGCCCTTCAGCAGAGCGCCCGTGTCCAGGTCGATGCCCATGGTCTTCGGGTCAACCTTCTCGAGGCCGAAGTTATCCGCGGCGCCCATCATTTCGACCAGGCCAACCAGATGTCCAAAGCGGGCGTTCTGATCGCCCATGGCTACCATGCGATGCCAGTTGGCGACCGTCGAAGACGCGGGGTCGTTGATCTTGATATCGGACCCTTCCATCTTGCGGAGCGTGCGCGTGCCTCGGCTGGTGCTCGGGGTCAAGGTATCCTTGGGGTCCATGATACGATCGAACGTGACGTAGTAGTTGTTCAGGTCATTCAAGGCTTTCTCGCGAACGTCATTCACCATCCCGCGGAGCCGATAGTAGTGGGTCAAACCTTGGTTGGCCTGCTGCCAGAGCTTGGCGAACTCCCCATACTTCGCCTGGGTCGCCGGGTCCGCCATGTGCGCCGCGGCCACGTCGAGCGGGATCCCGGTGTTGATGCCTTGGGCTGCCTTCTCCACGGTGCGGCCAGCCAACAGATAGTTCCACGCGCCTGGGGTGGTGCCACCATTCTTGGTCGCCGCGTCGAACGCATCGAATACAGAGGGGCCACCAGTTTCCTTGAACCCAAACTCCGTGGGTTCGACCGTGCCCAGCTTGAACATGGCGTAAGTGCGCGCCTTCGACCCATAGGTCATCCGGCCCATCGCCTCGAGCCCGATCTGGTGTGGCGCTTTGATCTGGCCCTCCGCGGTATGTGGACCAAGCAGGCCCAGCTCCCGATCAATCGAGCGATCAGGCGAGAGCTGGCTGTTGAACTTGGCCAGGAAACCACGGAGGCTACCGCCAGCGGACTTGAAGAACCCTGGCTGCCCAGGCTTCTCGCCCACGATGTCCCCGATGACCTTCTCGCGGTAGTCTTCGTTCTTCAGAAACTCAGCGCGTGGTCCCGGTTCATCCGGGCCAGGTAGCTTAGGCACTTCCGGAGGTTCTTCAGGCGGTTCACCCCCGCCCGCGGCGCGTTCCGCCAGGGCGTTGACCGGAGGTTCCCATTTGCCATCGTCACCCTGCGCGGTGATCATCTTGTCTTCAACCGGCGAGACGCCCATGGGCTCCACGGGTGGCTTCGCGCCGCGTAAAGCTTCCGTGAATTTCTGCACGACTTCCCGTGCGTCTCCAGGTTTCCAACCACCTCGGTTGACCAGCCCATTCACGATGTTGTCCGCGATCTTCTCCGGAGGAATACCCGAAGCAGACATGTCTTCGTAGGCGTTCTTCAGGCGCACGAAAGCCGCCTGCGCGGTCGGACTGCTCTTGCCACCTGGCACCGCCAGGATATCTTCCGCGCGCACACCGCGGATCGCGAGAGCCGCCTGGTAGCCGGCTTCCGACACGTCTTCGTCTGGGTGCATACGCTCGCTGTGAGCGTCCATCACTTGTTTGATCTCGTCCGCCTGAGCTTCCGTCTCCCCAGTGCCGTAGATCAGGCGCTCCTGATCTGGGGTCAGCTTACCATACTTCGCATCGAACTCCTTGGCGCCCTCGTCCGCGCGCTCGGGGTTGCTACTGTTCTGCTTGCGGTCCAGCCGGTTGAACTCCTGGGCCTCATCTTCACCGCCCAGGGCTTTGACGAGTTTCTCATGGTCACCCATGGACTTCTCTTCGTGCATCCGCTGAAGTTCGTCCGGTGTCTTGGTGTAGAGCTGGCCACTGTCGCCCTGGCCCGGCGGCAACACTTCGCCTTCCGCTTCGGTCTTGTAAGGCTTCGGTTCGGCCAGTTTCATCTGGTCGAGTAGTGGAGTGACGCGCGTGCCGTCCGCGGCCCTCGGGGCCAGCAGTTCTTCCTGCACACTGACATCCTGGCCCGCTACCTTGCCGAGGTCGAGCGGGCGGATCCCGGTATGCGCGTAGGCATCCCAGATGTTGGTCGTGATCGCTTCGCCCGCGGGCGTAGTTATTGGCCGGGCGGTCGCCCCATGAGGCACGATGGCATGCGCGGCGGCGAACCCAAAGCCAAGAACGACCGCGGGCAGAACTTCGTTCGCGGTGGGCACCCGGCCCTCGAGCGCGTCGCCTACCGTGGTGGCCGCCACACCAAAGCTTGCTGCTTCGGCTGCCTTGCCGCTCACCGTGGCCGCTGCTGAGCCGAGGAGAGGTTCTGCCCCTTCTGCTACCTTGGCGCCGAGCGGGCCGGCTACGGCCCCTCCAACGGCTCCCTCGGCCGCGCCCTTTCCAGCTTCTTTGCCCACGCGGTTCCAGGCCACGTCGGCCAGGCCAGCCATAATGTCTTTCCAGGTGGCTGTCGGGTTCTTGGCGTAGATCTGGGTCAGCGCTTCCCGCATGCCCGACGTGAGGGCTGAGCCACCCGCGCCGGCACCAACCGCGACGCCAACCGGCCCCGCTCGAGCGCCCATCAGCCCGCCGCCCGCGCCGCCCGCCATGAAGGTAGGGAGGTCCCCAACTACTGACCCGATCCCGCCCATGACACTTTGGAACATGGAAGGGTTGTCGGGCATCTTGAAGGCTGGCTTGCCGTTCAACAGCAGGCCAGACGGTTCGTGACCGAAGCCGGCGGCCATGTATTCCAGTGGGCTGCCCGCGATCCTGGCGTGGTCGTCAAGGCTCAACTGGTCGAGGTTGGCGTGCAACTCGTCGCTCATTGGGGCGACGTTCATCTTTGGGCTATCCCAGCCCCAATACTTCATCACGTCGTTGTATTTCGCGCCCGCGTCGATCGCGATCTTGCTCTGCCGGAGCGCCTCGCCCTGAACGTCGTCAGGCTTGGCGCCAGCATCTATCGCGATCTGCATTTCCCGCGCACCCGCGGGCCTGTCATCCATCAAAGGGTCAGCCATCACTTGTTCCCTTTAGCGTAGTCTACCAAAGCCTTCATGCCAGGAGATAGACTATCCAGTTGGGATTGGCCAGGGGTGCTGACCGCTGGCGCTCCGCGGGGAGTTTCATTGACCCGAGCTTTGGGCGGACCCAGGTCGTTGCCCGTGGACGGATCGAAGTTGCCATCGTTCCGCGGGGGTGTTGGCGTGGGGGTCGGGGTAGGCGCCAATTCCTCGGGCGTCTGGCCATAGCGCGGCGGGGTCACACCGCCTGTGCCGAGAAACTCAGCCATGATCGCGGCGGACTGGTCGGGCGTCACGGACAAGGCTTTGTCATAGCCCTGGTAGATCCAGTTCTTGCTGTTCGGATCGTGGACCAACTCTTCGACCGTGAGCCCCCGCTGCAATCCATTCAACAGCTTCGTGCGAGCCTGGGCATTGAAGGCGTCCAACTTGAAACTCTGGCCAGGTAGCATTTGCTGACCCATGCCAATCTTCGGGTTGAGGTCGATCGCCATGTCCTTGTTGGTCTTGGCGAAGTCCTGAAGCGCGTTCCGCACGAGGGGATCTCGATCGCCACGAGCCTGGAGCTGGCCAATCTGTTGCACGTCATCTCGGCTCAAACCACCCGGCCGGCCATTGGCCCCATCGGCTTCCGCTTTGTTCAGCTCGTTGATCGTCAACCGGTTGGGGTCACCTTCCGGCAAAGCAGCCCGATCGTAGAACTCTTTCTTCGTGGCCATGTCCGAGGTAACCTGGGGGTTTTCAACTCTGGACTGAGCGATCTCCCCAATAGTATGCGCGTGGTCGAGGGGGATCAAGCCTTTGGACGCCGCGACCATGGCATCATGAGCGATCGATGGATCCATGGGCTGGCCCGGCGGGGTGTTGGCCATACGAGTAGCGAACTGCGCATCGACCTTCCGGGCGGTTTCCTGGCGCGCCAGGTTCGCGTTCTCTCGCGACAGCACCGCGTCTTGTCTGGCCTGCGTCTTCGCTTCCTTGGCGAGCTGGATGATGTGCGTGGCGTCAACTGTGCCCGCCAGGTCCGGCGGCAGCTTGTTGAGCATCGCCAAGGCGGCATCAGGGTGGTTGACCGCCATGGACCCGAGGGCCGCGTCCATGATCTTGCCTTGGGCCAGAGTGCCATACTTCGCGGAGGCAGCCGCCTTTTCCACCGGCCCCATGTTGGGGTGAGCCTGGATGATCGCGTCGAACTGGGCCTTGGCACCTTGGGCCAGACTAACCGCTTGCGTTGGGTCTTTGGCGGCCAATCCGGCGAGGGAGTTGGCCAGTTGATTGGCGGCGATGTCCGTCTGCGCTTTGGACACGTTGGCGAGATCGGTCAACGCCTGCGTGTGACGCGCCAGTTGGCGTTGGCTGTCGTGCTCGATCAAGGCATCCCGCACTTCACCGGCGGGCGCCGCGTCAATGACTTTCTGGGACTGCGCTTTATAGATGTCCGCGATCTGCTGCGGGGCGTCCGCCTGGTCTGAGAAACCCGGCTCCTTCATCTTGTCCTGGGCCTGATCGTAAGCCGTGCTCTCCGCGGTGGCGAGCCCGGCCATCCCGTTGGCCAGATCCTTATGCTTCTGCAAGTTCTGGTAGTCCGTTACCATGCGGCCAACCTCGCCGAAGCCTTGCTTTATCTTGGCCGCCGTCTGATCCGCGGTCTGCGAGATCTTGTAAGCCGCCTGGACGCTGGCCCGTTCCCCCACGTCGGAGGGATGAACCGTCTGGTCGGGCGACGCGCTATATTCAATGATGTTGGGCATCAGAGCAAACTCGCTATAGCGGCGACCCCGGAGAACGCGGCACCAATCGTGTCGCCTTCAGCCTTCTCTTTTTCCTGCGCGGCCATGCTGGCGTCCGCCTCTTGCTGTTCTTGGTAAGCGTTTTCCTGCACAACGTCATTGCTGACCTGGGTGTGCAGATTGATGCTGAACTGGCTCTTGTTGGCGAACTCGAGCGCCTGCGCGGTGGAACTGGTCCCCGAGAAGCCCGCCGCGGAAGTTTCCGCCATCTGAGTGCCGGCCAGCATCGAGAGTTGCCGGGCACCCTGAGCTTGCTGGGTAACGATGTTGCCTTGCTCGACCTGGACGTTGACCTGTGCCGCGGCCGCCGCGGTGGTATACATGGAGGCCGCTTCACGCGCGCCAGCCGCGGCGAACAGATCTCCAACCGCTGAACCAACGTCGTTTACCGCGGCTCCATAGTTCGCACCACTCATTGGATTACCTGTCTTGTGTATGCAAGAAGTTGCCAACCGCGGACAGGATCATCGGATACGGCCCTGTCACGGACCAGTAGGTCATGCTGTCGAAGCTGTAAGCATCACTAATCACATCCCACTTTATCCCGGAGAACGCCTGCGATGCAAGATATGGTGTGCCGCCATCGCTCTTGAAGATCATCGGCAGCACGTTGGCCGCGGTGGTTCCGATCGACGGCCCAGCAGGCGTGTTGTTCATCACGGCCGAATACATGTGCGAGCGCCGGGTCTTGCCTGTCGGCGGTCCGTTCTGCGCGCCAGCTTCCTGTGGCGTCGCCGGCCGGAGGCGCTGTCCGATGGATGTATACGGAATGCCGACAAGGGCGGGCACCGTGGCCGCCATGATGGCCACCGAGATCGGGTTGAACGCCGAGTAGGGGAAGTATTCCGCCCAGTCGGTGAAGGTGCTCGAGGTGCCACTAAGTGGCGTTGGCGCACCGGTGGTCCCTGAATTGTAGTTGAACCTGGCCGACACGGAGTTGCTCACTCCGTTGAAGAGCTGCTGCGTGGCTGTCGGATCCAGCGCGCAGCCGGCGATCGTGAACTCGAGATTGGCCACTCCGGTCAGGGTGTTGAGCCCGTAGAAGTTGCCCCCCTGGTCCATGAACCCGTAGATGCCATTGGTGATGTTGCTGAAGCCAGGGCCTTGGGAGTTGGTCACCGTGCCAGTAGTGGCCAGCTTCCACATCAGCCCGCCACTGATCGAGTTGATCTTGATGATGTAGGTATTGCTGTTGCCGGTGCCCGAGACGAACGCGATGATGTTGCCATCCGTCTGGTCGTAGCCGAAGTCCGGGCAAGTGACCGCGGACCAGCCGGCGTCTATCGAGGCCGCGGCGATCGTGCCGATCGTGTTCACCGCGATGGCTGACTGGTTCGGGATCGTGTAGACCGTCCATGGGCTGTTGGGCGGCTCCTGAGTAGTTGGGCTGCTACCGGTGTTTTGGTAAACCTGCACGCCATTAGTGACGATCGCGTCCACGCCATACGTCCCGGTCGCCCAGGCCGTGTAACTGGTGTAGTTATTCTTCGCCGTCTCGCCGATCGATATGACGGTCGTCGTCAGGGCGGACGCGTTGGCGCCCTGCGAAGGACTGACCCCGATGACTGAGCCAGCGCCAGAGCCAGACGCGCCAGTGCGATAGGTGTAGTGTGGCCCCGGCGAGGCTTGCTGGTAGTCCGCGTAGCGCCCCTCGGTGATGTCCACCACCCAGAGGTTGCCGCCGCTGTGTGAACCCACCAGGAAGAGATGACCGCCAGCCACGCAGAACGCGGAGCCCACGGTGGGCGTGCCCACGGCGAAGTAAGGGCTCGAGCTGCCCGAGCTGGTGCCGAAGAGGGCCACCGGCACGAGCGTCCCCGCGGGCAACTGGAAGATCGCGCTGTTGCTCGAGGAGGCATCATAGAGGTAGAAGTTGCCATCCTGGCCAGCCCCCGTCCCGAAGGGCATGGCATCCGCGATCGTGCCGGAAATGGTGGACAGCGTGAGGCTGGCGATCTGCGCGCGCGTGGTCACGTTGAAGCTCTTGAGGAACCCCGCGGAGTTGTCCATGAACCAGAGGATGTTGTTGCCCCAGTCCTGGGATACCTGGGTCGTGCCGCCCGAGCTGGTGCTGGCGGCATACTCGCCTATCGTGGCCGGCGTAGCCGAGTAACTCGCGGGAGGGGTAGTGATGACTTTGGCGAAACCTGTTGATAAGCCTGGTTGACCAGTGCTGGGGTAGGCGAGCATGTAAGCCTGTGTAAACAGTCCGTCTGGGTCCGATCCATAGGGCACTGTAATAGAGCCCGTAGCATCAACCGTGTAAGATCCGCAGTTGAGCCCGGCGATGAAGGCGGTAACCGACAGACCAACAAGCGGCCAGAACCCTGACAGAACAACTGAGCCGCTTCCCGTATCGACAATGGCAGTTGGAGCACGCGCGTCGTCGAGGAAATAGGAGCCGTCAAGGGGGTCGCCTTCCTGAAACATGCGTTGCGAAACTTCGACCACGTAGACCGCGGAGTTGGCCGGCGCGGTCGCCACCATCGTCAGGGCATCATACGTGCCGGATACATCTGGCCCGACTGAGATGGAGTTGACGGCTCGGGTGGCGTTAGAGGTTGTGGGGGCGAGCTGATGTCGATGCCAACCGACGAATGTAGGCTCTTCACTGATGAAGGAGGTGAGGCGTCGGTAGGTGCATCCAGCGAGACCCCCGAGCTTGTTGATCGTCCAGAGTATAGGGTTAGGGGTTTCAGCCCATTGTATCTGGGCAAAGCCAGGGCGTCCAATATGCCTTGCACGAAGGGAGAGATTGGGTGCCGCGAACTTTCCGGTGAATACGTCGGAGATAAGTTCCAAAACTCGCTGGGCGAACCGTTGAACGAGAAGAACAGAAAATCCTGATTTAGCCGGCTGAACATTGGCGCACCCATACTTCGTGACCCTGTGAGCCTGGATCGAGGTTGGCGTGAGCGGGTCGTTGTTGGCGGACGCCATGACGTTCCACTCGCCCGCGGACGATCCGACCATCATACCCTGTGGCCCGCTCTGAGCCCAGAAGTTCGTGTTACTGGTTTCCTCACCCGCCGTCAACTGATACGTGATCGCCGAGCTGTCCGACACGTTGCCGTAGACATCCGTGGGAGACATGGAGTTGTAACTCTGAGCGAAGGCGAACGTCACCGAAGCGCAGATGTAGTTGGTCCAAAGCGACCAGAGCCGCCCCTCGTGGGCGGTGCCCGCGGTCGGGTAGCCGTTCGCTCCACCGAAGAGGCCGAGCTGCCAATAGTTGATCGGGTTCGCGTAGAAGAGATTGCTGGTGAGCGTGACGGTGATCTGGTTCCCGGAGACCGCGGTGATCGTGCCGTAGACCCAGTTGGCCAGTTGTGGATTGATCGCCCAGTCGCCTGGGCTTGTGTCCGGGGTGTTGGCGAGGTTGCTGTTGATCAGCGAGGTGTAGTAGTTACCCGGCCCGGTGCCAGTGCCCGCGGGGTAGAGCACGTTCTGGTTCAGGCTGTATGTCGTGCCAGCCTGCCATAGCAGAGGCTCGGATAGGAAGCGCACAGTGCGCCCTATGTCCGCGGAAGTCGGGCTACCTTGGTTCGGGCCGAAGCCTCCGGTCAGCGTGAAGTTGACGGATCCGCTCTGGCCGCTTGGATTGGCGACCTGGCCGAAGACCGCCTGGTAGTATGGCCCGTCCTGGAAGAGCCAGGTGCCCGCGCTGAACTGAGAGAACCGCTGGTCCGCGGTGTCGAGTGAGTCGAAACTGATCTGCTGGGTCGGGTAGTTCGGGTGGTAGAGCACGAGCTGCGCGCCGGCCATCGCCGCGGTCACCTGAGCAGCATCACCGGCCAGAACATAGGGGTTGGTCAGCACCAGGACGCGCGCCATCACGGCGGTCATCGTGGTGCCATTCCAGTTGTTGATCGCCGGCAGCGCGTTGTCTCCGGTGATCGGATCCGTCAGGCTATAGAGCCCGGTGCCGATCTTGGTCAACAGGAAGTCCCGGTTCAGCATCTTTGCCAGCGCGCCGATCTGGCCCGAGGTCACCAGGAAGTTGACGACATCCCCGGTGTCATAGTTACAGAGGGGATCGACCGCGACCGTCAGGGGAGTAGTGGTCTGGATTGATATTACGTTGAAGCCACTATCGAACACATGGTTCGTGCCACTCCAGATCCGGCAGACGTTCGCCGATGGGCCGCTGTCAACTTCGACCGTGTAGGGCGCACCCTCGGTGAAGTTGAACGGAAACATATAAGTCTTGTGGCCGAAGTCCGTGAAGCCCGCCAGCGCGAAGCCTGGCCTGCGCGTCCACGCGCCTTCCTCGAGCGGAAAGGCATTGAAGCAGACATTCATCCCTGTCTTATATTTTGGATCGTCCTGGCGGCCTTGCGCGCTTAACGACCACTCGCCGCCTAAAAATGAACACTGGAGGTTTGATGCGTCGGCCATTAGGGCACTCGCCCTACCAGGGTGCTGGAGACCGCGGTGTTGTTGATCGTCCCGACGACCTGGCCCACGCCTTGCATGATGCCGGGCTGACTGACGACGGCCTGGTTCTTGTTCAGGTTGACCACGCAGAAGCCCACGAGCGCGCCAGTATAGCACTGGGCGAGCTGGGTCTTATCGACCCCCGAGACCTGATAAGCCTGGGTGCAGCCGGCCAGAAGGAGAATGAGAAGCAGAGCGCGCATGGATCACCACCTGCATGTCAAATAGTCATCCTCGGGCGGCTCGGTAGGTCCTTCCTCGATCCCGTTCACTACTCGAGCCTCAGTCATGACGACCCGGTAGATGCCCTGACACGTCTTAACCTTCTCCGCGCTCTGGGTCAATGGCTCGCAAACTTCCATCCCAATGCGGGCGGCCCAGCCTTCGCAGAACATGTCATCCATGGAGGCTACGTTGCTCGTGTCCGCGACGAACCGAAACGTGATCGGATATGCTTCAGAAGAGACAAAGAAGTTTCCCTCGAAAACCCAATCGTCATAAGCGCGTCCAGACGGCGCCCCGAGGTAGGAGGTGCTGCCCGCCTTCGGGGCTTGCGGGGCTTCTTTGAGGTATCCGTAGGGGAGGATGAAGACATTCTGACTGGCGTCCTCTGAGAGCGGCCCGGCGCCGAGCGGGTAGAGAATATTGTAGGCCACCAGACTGGCGTAAGTCAACTGGAGCCACTCGCCCGATTGGGCCAGAGGATCCGCGGAGTTGTTGCTGGTCAGCGACCGCCAGAGCGTAAGCGTGCCGGCCGGCTGGACGACACAGTTGAAGGTGAGGCCCACACCAGAACCAGGTTGAGCCCCGCCTGTCGCAGAAGACGCAGCCTCAGTCGTTCCATCCGAGGAGACCGGATAAAGATTGCCAGGGCTAGTAAGCGTATAGCCAGTAACAACGCCACCCGTCTCAGTGGTGACAATGTAGGTCGCGTCATTGCTGGCCCCCGTCATTGTGAGTGTGCCGGTGTCGCCCACCGCGTAACCCGTGCCGCCCGTGGCCAGAGCCGACGAGGAGATTGGGCCAGTAGTGGTTGAGCTGCGATAGACTATATCACCTACCATGTAGGCTGTCGAACTGATCCCGGTGGTCGGGGTGGACGACGTGGGGGCATACCATTGGTCGATCACCAGCGGGCCGAAGTATTCTTCCCACACCTGGTTGCCGAACACGTCCACGGAGGTATCCGCTCCGGGGGTCTGCCCTACGGTGGTATTCATGGCAACGTAAAGCTGAAGAGACCCACTCGAGTTATATACGACCACCGCGCCAGCAACATAGGTCGTGCCAGTCGCCCAGGTGGACGGGACGAACAGCTTCATGCTGGTGGTCATGGGGAAGAGGCGGGTCTTCTTGATCGAGAAGCGCCATGCGTTGCGGCGCAACTCCGCGCGCCTCACTTTGTGGTAGACGCGGCTGACTTCATCATTCTGCTTGGTGTCATCCCCACCCGACCCGAGGGTCGTGATGTAGGTCGCGCCGACGTGCTGAAGCGCGCGGTTGGCTACATCTTCGGGGGTGAGGAAGCGGGTCGGCGTGGTGACCATGGATCACCCAATTTCGACGAGTGTCACCGTGATGGAGGTGATGAAGCTGTCTGACGCGGTGGTCAGCGAGTATGCGCCCAGATCGAACCAATACTGTTGGCCCGCCGTCAGGCCCTTGGCGAGACCAGTCAGATCCACGGGGCAGAGGTTGTCGCCGATCGTGGTCAGCACAACGCCGTTGGAGACCATGGTCGGGTTGCCGATCGCGACCGCGCCACCTGGCAGAGCAGCGGCGTTCGCTGGCGCGGCCACGCCAGAAACCATCGGGCCGTAATACATCTGAAGCGCGATGCCCACGCCAACGGCGCCCGAGGAGACCCAGTTCACCGTGCCCGAGATATTGGCCAGCACACAACCAAGCGACAACTGCGGAGTGATCAGCGCGCCGAGACCTTGCATCTTGTAGGTCGCGGTGGTGGATGCCGGCGCAGTCGGGTTCGCCGGGGTCGTCATTGCGACCGATGGCGCGATATACTGCTGGTTGATGTTGATCGGCATGGCGTTCGTCCTTATTCGGGGAAGAACGCGGAGCGTCCATCCAACAGATAGCGTAGGATGTTGTCCGTAAGCTCCTTGGCCTCCGAACGAAGTGTGCCCTTACCGGTGTCAATCCGCAACTCGATATCCGTGCTCTGCGTGCTCGAGCCCTCTAAGCACACTTCAGGTCCAGCGGAGTTCTGGCCGCGGTTGATGCCGATGTAGATGCTGGCCATGATGGCTCCTTAGATAACGAAGGACAGGCGCACGCCGATCGAGGAGGTCGTGACAGCCGTGGTCGCGCCGGTCGTCAGCTTGATCAGGATGTCGAACATTCCGCCCGGCATGACCGAGAAGCCGAAGATCTGCCACAGCGGCGTGTTGCAGCCGGTCACCAGATCGTAATAGGTGATCGAGCCGTTGTTGGTCAGGTTCACCGGAAGCTGGATGGTCGTATCGTTGACCTGGGTCCAGCTGCCGAAGAGCTGGTTCGCGGCGGTATAGGTCGCCGGCACAACCACGGTGCCCGTGTTGGCGGTCGTCGGGATGTTGCCCTGGTTGGCGACCGCGGTGCCGTCATCCGTGCTGTCCGAGAAGGCCACGTTGATCGCCAGCACCGGGTTTTCGCCCGCGCTGTCGAGTGGGCCGTCGAGGAAGAGCGAGAAGTCTTTGACGATCGCGTTCACCGGGAACCGGCAGAGCCGATACAGCGAGTTGGTCGCGTAAGTCACACCAGTCACGTAGTCGGTGTTCATACGCAGGAGACCGGCTACACCCTGGCCTTCGGTCGGTTGGACGACACCCGCGGTTGCCCCGGTGCCGCCAGCCGTTACGCTGTCCCAGTCGGTGATGACGGTAGATTTGATGGTCTCGGCCATGGTGGTCTCTCCGGTGAGTGGAGGAAGCTTTTACGGCTCCCTCCCTCAAGGTTACGGGGTGATGTCGGCGCCGGTCGTGTCGGCGGCGAGAATTTGGATGACCTTGCCCAACTGGGTCCGGGTCGCGCCATACATGTGCTTCGCGTAGATCTGCCAGGGCTGGCTCGACAGGTCGATACGGCGGTCCATCTGGACCTCCATGTCTTTCCACATGCCGAGATACATGCCCGACTTCGCCCAGGCGTAGCACTGACGGAGGCTCGCGGTGCCGGGCGACAGACGCTCGGAAACGGTGATGTCAAAGCCAAGGAACTGAGTGAGCTTGCCGTTGGTCAGGATCGGACGATCGGCGAACTCGGTGCTCACCACCTGGACCTGTTGCAGCAGATCGCTCTCCTGCTTGGACCCAATGAGCAACGACAGCGGATCGGTGTCCACGTCAACGTGGTAGTGACGCATGATGCGGCGTGCTTCGATGATCTTGGCCACCGTCAAGCCAGTGGAGGCCGAAGATCCGAAGGTGTCGGACACGCCATACGTGGTGGTGGAAGCCGTCTCGCCCGTCAGGTTCGCGGCGTCCTGGCCGGTCTGCGCGGTGCCGAAGAAGGCGGCGATGATCGCGTCATCCCAGTCACGTCCGAACGCCATCGCGGTGTTCTGGGCATACATGGACTTCGGATCGACGACCGTCTGGTATTCGTCGAACTGATCGACCAACTGCGGAAGCTCGCGCTCTTGTGGGAACACCCAC